GAGCTATAGCTAACTTTGTACGTACTTTAATAGGCCGTCCCACAGTGCCTGAGACTTCCACGTTTGATGCAGTGGACAAGCTGGTGCAGGAGATAATTGCACCGACTTACGAGGGGCGTGCCGCTACCAAAATATACATGGCCCTTGAAACTCCTGCAGGTGCGAAGAAACTTTTAAACAACCAAGCCTCATCAAACGCTTTTGACACTACTACCAAAGAAGGTGAATCAAAGTATCTGCAACAGGGTAAAGCTCTTATGAAGAGTGTGACCGTGCCAGTAGCTGCAAAAAATGTATGGATAAATTTACAACCTGTTAACATACTAGGAGCATTAGCCGAGTCACGCGTTCCCGGGGCAAAGCAACTAAACACTATAATAAACCGCATGAGTGCAGACCTGCGAAGATTAAACGAGTCAACAGATGTTACTGTTGAAGACCTTAGAAGACTCAGGAAAAAAGGGTTACCAAGGTTTGCACGGGGGCAAAGTACGGAGTTTCAACTTTTACAGTCCATAGTGCCTACCGCATCCTACTATCGTGTTGATCCGCGTGTCAGCACTTTTGAAAAGGCTTATGGGCGCAAAGCTACTTATCTCGACCCTGTAACTAATAAAACAATATCAAATCCAAAGTACGACCCAGAAGTAGCTAAAAAAATCTATAAAGAACTTCGCGCAGATTATTTAGCTATGACTAAAGAAGGACGTGACCTTTACTCTATTATTACTAATGCGTTTGCAAAATCTTTAGTCGATGTTGACACTGCGGTAGCTGCAAACCTAGCGGCTACTATAAACGACGATGCAGCGGTAAAGAGAATACAAAAAAGACTGTCTACTTTTTTAGAACTAGAGCGTGGGAGTATTACACCGTTTGCTCCGCTTCAACGTGAAGGTAAACATCGTTTAGAATACAATGCGGTTGACCCTCAAACAGGAAATCCTGAGATTTTTGTAGAGTATTTTAAAACAAAAGGACAACGAGAAAAAGCTGTAACAGCAGTGGGTGAGTATAACAAAAAAGAGTTAGCTAAAATAACTGATACTACCCGACGCAATAAAGTAGCTGCGCAAGTCAACCAACCACCTGTACGTGGCACTAAAGAAGGTGGAAGAACCTATAACAGTGCGCCGAGTGACTCCTTTGTTGGTGAAGTGTTTGCAGTGTTAAAAGCCGAGGGCGCGAACGATGATACTGTCAATGGTATTTTAGACCTCGTTTTAGACTCTATGCCAGAACGATCCCTCATGCAGTCGCTTCGTGTTCGTAAAGATATTAGAGGTTTCAAAGGTGACGTTACTCCTTCTGGCGCAATGGCAGATAAAAGATTTTTTGGGCTTTTTGATGATTCGTATGACCTTATAGGCGCAGTTCAAAACAAAGGGCGTGACTATAACCGACAAGTTGTGCAGATGACATATGGCGCGGAGATACAGAAGTTTCAGCGCGATGTTTTAGGGACAGATAAGTTAGACTCAAAAACCATAGACGAAAATACTTTAATGTATAAAACAGCGTTAAATAAAATTTCTGATTTTGCTAAAAGTCCTGACATCCCAAAATGGTCTCAATCACTGAACGCTACAGGCTATGCGTGGACTATGGGTTGGAACTTTTCTTCTGCAGGTATTACGCAGTTTGATGTAGCTATGAGTGTAGCTCCACGCCTTATGGGTAAGTATGGTGACGCAAAAGCTCTTAAAATAATGGGGACTGCCACTGGAGTTCTAGCAAAAAGCCCAAAATTTAAAACGGTTCAAGTCATGCAAGCAGATAACACAATGGGGCCACGTGTTGTCAAAACTGGAAGAGCAGGGTTTTCTATAGGCAACTATGATTATGTAGCGTTAAGAGCGATGTCAAAACAAGACATAGCAGACGCAAAGTTAACGCCAGAAGCTCACGCAAGGTTGTTAGATTTAGAAATCATGTCAGAACGTGCTTTGGAAAATGCACAAATAAATCAATCTTTAAACCAAGAAGAATTGGATATGAATAACGCTAAAGACTTTTTAGAAAAAGTAAACTCTTGGACAAGCTATTTGTTTCATCATGCAGAGCGTTACAATCGAGAAGTTACAATGACCGCTACTTACTTGTTGGAGCTAGACCGTTTACGCACTAACCCTAAAAATGCCGACGAGAAAGCTCTTACAGACGTAGGACGGCAGGAACTAGCTGCTGAAACGGCTATCGTTGAAACAGAGTTTACTCTTGGTGCCACCGCGTCGGCAGGGCGTCCTGTATACGCACAGAAGGGTGCTGGTAACGTGTTGATGTTGTTCAAGCGTTTTGCCATCGCCAAATACCACATGATGGCAACTATGACGAATGACGCGTTTCCTCGTTCAGGAGAAGGTCCAGAGGCCAAAGCAAATCGTAGGATTGCACAACATCAGTTAGCTCGTTTTCTTTTTTCTACAGGACTTTTTGCGGGTATTGCAGGTATGCCGTTGATGGGTGCGGTAGGGCAGATTTACGATTTCTTTGTTGACGATGATGAAGATGATTTTGATGCAAGATTACGCAAAATGGTTGGCGAAGGGTTTTATAAAGGGATTGTGAACGAGGCTCTAGGTGCAGATGTTGCCAGCCGTATTGGTTTAAATAGTTTGTTATACCGCCCACCAATTATTGATAAAGACCAAGCAGGGCTGGTAACGCTTATAGAACAACTTGGTGGTCCTCTAATAGGTATCTACATGAGTATGGATCGAGGTTACGATTTGTTTAAGGAGGGTGAGGTATTTAAAGGCACACAAGCTATTTTACCTGCCGCTGCACGCAACATGTTAAAAGCTGGAGAACAGTTTGCTACAGGAGAAGTTTCTACACGTAGAGGTGACGCTGTTGTTGAAGACATAGGTGTCGCACAAATACTCTTGCAGTTTGGTGGGTTTGCTAATGCCGAGCTTATAAAACAATATGACTACAATAAGAACGAACGACGGAAAGTAAGCTACATTGGTAAACAACGTACGAAACTACTCCGCAAAGCAAACATTGCTGCTTCTAACCGAGATCGTGAGGCTTACAGGCAGGTGATGGAAGAAATAAAAGAGTACAACCGTGGGTTGCCTCGTGCCGCACGTGATAAGAATATTATATTGCCAACGACAATCTCACGGTCTCGCAAATCATTCGTCACTCGTACAGGTAAGATGATAGGTGGTATTGAATACACGCCGTTAATGCTTGAGAGCTTAAAGCAATACGATCAAGGGTTACAACTCTTCGATTAAAAAACCCCCGCTGGTAAGGCGGGGGCAGTAGGAGAACGACAAGCATGTCCAAACTTGTCACGTGTAGGCTATCACACAGTTCTCCACATGCGAACCCCAAATATTCCGCTTTCTATCCTGACCCGCGTTGCTACTTGCCATGATTTTAACTCTGCGACTTTCTCCAGTTGTTGCTTGGCCTTTTCGGTATCTACACAAGGTACAAACACCGATGCACCGACAACCATCTTGTCCCACTGGATTATAATCTTAACAGTGTCAGGGTTAATATCGTCAGTCTTCAGTGGTTTCTGGTACAATACTAAACCCTTTTAACTCTACTGCTAACACCCATATAGGTGGGAGGTTGAAGTTGGTGCCCTTGCTCAAACGCATTTTTATCTTCTTGCCGCCCATCTGCTTCTGCATACCTTCCACGGCGCTAGTATAATCTAGCTTCTGCTCGCCTAGCCACGTCTTAAATATCTTCGGCACGATGTAGAGCATGTGCGTGTCTGTCTCATAACGTGCTACAAACATACCCCTTGGGTTCTGCTCGGGTATGACCATAGGTACAATACCGTCTGCGGTATGAGCTGTCTCTGTGCTTTTAATTTTAAGGATGCTACCCCAATGCTCTGTGGCAAACTCGGTTAACAAAGTCTGAATAGACGCAGTGCTATCGTCCACAAACGCCTTGGTACTCCTAAGTTGTCCAGTTACCCACTTGTATAGCTTTTTCAAGTCGTAGTTAATTATCCCTGCACGTTTTGCGACTAATGCTCCTGTGAGTATTACGGAACAACCTCCAGACCAAAAACGGTTTCTCTGGTCCAACCCTGCCGCTATATCTAATTTTGCTTTTATACTCTCATAATCTGCGGCTATCGCGTCTTTGTTTGCTATAACGTACTGCACAAACTCTGGCCCGAAGTGACCGTAGTTGTCTTGTATATCTGTAAACAGTTTGGCCCCTGTAAGTGGATCAACCTTTGCCATGTCCATCTCGTCCACACGCAGTTCCAACAGGCGTTGCATCTCAGCTTTAGTGTTGCCCTTTGCCATAGCCATCTGTGCATACATACTGACGTTACCAGAAGAGACGGCTATGAGCCGCCAAGGTTTACCCCTAGCACGTTCGTAGTTTCCTCCACCCGCCATCCTGTTTTTCTGCTTCCCTTCAGACAGTTGATATGCGTAGTCTGATGCGTGTCTACCAAGAATGTTTGTCATCTCATCTGTATTTAATAACAGGTTGTGCATAACTTCCGCAGAGTTCATTCTTGAGTTAGGCGTATCTCCTTTAGTACCTGTTAGGCCACTTGGGTCGCCCCATATAGAAGTGCCTGTAAACATAGCGGTTGTTTTACCACCACCCGTATCACCAAACAAATGTATACCCAAACTAAACAAACCTGTTAGTGGCATAAGCACCGTGCCAAACCCTGCACATACAGTGAGTTGTTGTAGCTCCATACCATCTTGGTCGTAGAAATCTATTATCTCTTTGTTACGCTCTTTGGTGCCTTTAGGCTTAAACTTATGTATATGCCCTGATGTTTTGCTTGATGGTGGATTGTATTCTATCCCGTTAGCAGTAATCAGTTGGTCACCCAACACAAACTCTTGCATCTTTTTGTCGTCAACCCAGCCAAACTGTTGGTGCGCTTCACTAGCTGTGGTGGTCTGCTGTAGTTCTCTAATCCATGCTGCTGTATAAGTCATTAGTTTATCTATATCCTTCCCAAAAGTGACTACGCCTTGCGCAGACATATACTTGCGAAACTCTTCTTTTGAGGTGACCGCAGCTAGTGGCACAACAAAATCTCGTACCCCGTCTTTTGGCAAGTGAAGTGCAAACGCTATGACTTCTCCTAGCTCTACATCATGTAACCTACGAGTGACGTAAAAATCGTGGTGGTACACGCAAACTTCTTCTGGGTCACCATCTGCGTTCTCGCCGCGTACATACACCCCACCGTTCTGCCCACGGAAGTACGGCTTCGGAAACGTGGGTATAGAGATAGTCTTAGTCATACCATCTACGTCTTCTTCTAGTATATTATCTTCGGGCGCGGCTTCGGCTATCTCTTTGGTTAACATGGCAGGGGTAGTTATCTTGCCATTGTTGGGGCATGTTTCGCACGGTTCCGGGTTGTGCATAGCAAACGTCGAGCAGAAGTGTGGCCCACCTGTGTCTTCCATTTTGCGAAGTGTAGCTTCTAAGCTGTAGTCCTCGTGCTTGCTAGACATAAGCTCTGCGGCCTTGTCCCCGTCCTTACACACGTTTGCGATAGATAGACCTGATCGCCACAAGTCATGTGAGGCGGTTTGCTGCTTGTTGATGAGGTACTCTATTTGTGCGCATCCAGTACCTTTGGCAGTCCTGAGTAATAAACGCTTGAAGCTACCTTTTTGGTTTTCGTTCAATGCGTTTTGGAATGCGCTAGTGGTACTCGCCGTGTATTTGGTAGGTACTGGTATCGGGTCACCACCGACCAACTCAGAAAAACTATCAAAATCTACAGTGGTCGGCGCTTCGATACCATAAAACGTCACAGGTAGTGGGGTATCGTATTTATAATTGTAAGTAGAAGGTACACGTAAGATACGTGCCGCATCAGAAGTAACCGCAGGGTCAGCCTTAAAACCACTAGCCGCGCACAGGTTCTTGAGGCGTTCCGCTACTTGCCACCAATCGTCTCGCCCAACTGCTTCAGACAAAATCCAATACACGTGGATGCCACGCCCTGAGTTAATAAGCGTAGGAGTAGGCAAACTATACTGCACACAGAAATCTCGTAGCTCCGCGATGGCGGTTTCTTGATCTGCAAATTCTTTGGTAGGTCCACAGTCTAGGTCCAAGAAGAACGACTTCATCTGCATGACGTTATCCGCCACACGCGAGCCAGCTTCCTTGTAAGTTCCCAGCGCAAAGAACGCGTTCCAACCGTTACCACTTAGGTTGTGCGCCGCACCTATAACTTCTTCTACAGAAGTGTAGAACTTTTGTTGTACTTGTTTAGCGGGGTTGTTAGCCCACACACAGTAATGGCCCTCAGAGCCTAATACTAAATCTAAAAATCTTTTCGTTTCCATAGCCACCACTCGCCATTGTAAGGTTAACCACGGCTAACTTAATAGCCGTGGCAGGGGATCGTTCAGTCGTCCCAATTATCAATGATAGAACCTAAGTCACCGTCACCAGAAGGAGTTGGTGCAGCCGCTTTCTTCGCGGTCTTTTTCACTGGCTCTTCGTCAAACCCATCGTCATCGTCCGCTGGTGCGGCTTCTAAGACGTTGTTGCTTTTGGCAGGTGCGGTTGTATCTGCGGTCTTTGCAAACGGGTTAGCATCTTCAAGCACAAAGCCCCCTTCTACTACACCAAACGGATTACGCACCGTTTGTTTAGCTAGCTTAATAACCTGTACAGCTTTCAACCGTAGAGATACGCCCCAGTTAGTTGCCGACATATGATAGGGAGTAAAGGTTACCGCTACGCTAATTGTGCTACCCGTAGTTAGCTGAAAGTCATCGGGCATTGGTGTGCCTTGGCTGTCAACCTGTAACGGCCTAGCAGTTACTTCACCTTTGTAGGCACCTTTTATGTTTGCCCCACCAGTGAATGTACCGTTGTCGTCTTTAACAAACGGATTAGGTAGCTCCTCTTCCCAAGAAGCCTCTCTGTTAGCCTTCCACGCGGCGGTCATCTTTATGAATAATGCCTTTGCCGTCGCGTTATCCATACGAAATTGTATAGAGAATGACGCGCCATTTTCTCGTGGATCGCAGGGTACACTATTTTTTACCTTCTGATCGAAGACATACGTCCTATCAATCTTGGGCCATAGTGCCTCTACGTTTTCAATAAAATAAGTTTCTGCCATGTTGTTCTCCTTATCTGGCGTTTATACGTCTTCGTCTGCATTAAAATCGAACTCCAACTGTTCTTCAATCGGACCTTCATCTACATCCTGCGCACTTTTTGTAAGTGCTTCAGTCGCAGAAGTTTTATTAAATCGGTAAGTGTTACCAATCTTAATGTACGTGGTTTTAGGGATATGACCCTGCCGTACCCACGCCCGGATTGTAGAGATTGACACGGCAAAATGCTTTGCCAAGTTCTCTATTGGTACAAATGGTTCTACCATTATTTCTTCCTAACTGAGATCACATGCTCAACATCAATGTTAAGACCTTTCGGCATAACATCTGGGTTTTCCTCTAGGAATTGTTTGACATTGGTCTGGTTTAAACGGCGGTCCAAGAACTCGGGCATGTCATGTTCTTTTATAAATTCGTACATAGACTCCCAATCCCCTGTCCAGTATTTTGTTTTACTAGACCTAAAAAACAAACCCTCAGAGGTTCGTACGCTTTCAACATTGTGTACATCACAGTAGTCTAATAACGCCTTCTTCAAGACTTCCTGTTGGCGAACCAACGCTCCATCTTTTTCCTTAAAATCCGCAGACAGTAGTGACCTTTCTGACCTTATCTTAATATAAGCCTTAGTAAGTTTGTCCGCAGGTATATCAGAATTATTGCTCATCTTAATCCTCCTATACTAACGAGAGTTACACTCTAGTATTGAATAATAAGCTAGTCAAGTAGTTCTTTGTATAAGTCAATCATTTTTGTGTGTGCGTCAATTCTATTGTCAAGAAGTGCGTAAATACGCTTTTCTACAGCAGACCCTTGAAGCTGTACGACAGTACATGGATGCTTCTGACCTGACCGATGAACTCGTGCGTTTGCTTGCGCGTATATTTCTAGTGACGGTGTAGGTGCCCACCACACAACTGTATTAGCTGCTGTTAACGTAACACCGTGCGCCGCTGATTGTGGCTGGATGACCAGAACACGTGGGCTGTCGGTTGTTTGGAACCTTTTAAAGATATCCGTACGTCGTGAAACAGGCACATCACCCCGTATAACTTCAGTAGTGATCCCGTCAGTACGCAACTTATCAGTCAATATGTCAATGGTATGTTTGAATGGCACAAAGATGAGAACCTTTTGACTGCTCTCGTCGATCACTTCTCGTAGCACCTTATACCGATGCTTGATGTCGAACTCTAAGGTGTCACCTTCGTCAGTGTACACAGCGCCAGCGGAAATCTGTAGTAGCTTGTTCATAATGACAGCGGCGTTCACTGCGGATACTTCGTCGTCGCCTATCTTCATGGTAAGTTTCTTCTTCAACAGGTCGTAATACTTCTGCTGTTGTCGAGTAAGTTCTACCTTACGTTTCACGTACGTCATGTCGGGTAAGTCAAGACATTCTTCTTTGGTAAAACGAATGGCAGGCTGTAATACGTTAAACACAAGGTCAGTCGCTTCTGGTTTAACAATCCACCTAAACTGTGTAATTTTACGCATGACCATATCTCGGAACGAACCAAAGAACCGTGGCACAGCACTAGCATCAATCAGTTTAGCCAACCCGTACGCATCAAGGGGGGACTGCGCGGCAGGTGTACCTGTCATCATCCACAGCCACGTGTCGTCTCCCACCAGTTTATTCAACGTCTTCCATCGTTTTGATTGTGAGTTTTTGTAATGTGTCGCCTCGTCTACAACGATAAGATCAAACCCACCTTTGGCAATCTCTTCTGATACAATCTCTACACCGTCATAGTTTATTATCACAAAGTCTGCGCCTTGCTCTATGATTGCCTTGCGTTTCTTAGATGCACCGTGGGCAATGTCTACACTGCGATGTGGGGCAAAGGTAAACAAGTCTTCGCGCCACGCTGAGTCCATGATTGACAGGGGGCATATAACCAAGACGCGGTTGATCTTGCCTTGGTTGAGCAGAAAGTCTGCGGCCCATATAGCACTGGCAGTCTTGCCTGTACCCTGTTCGTTAAAGCAAAAGGACTTGCGGTTCATGGTAAAGAAAGCTGACGTCTTCTTCTGGTGGTCAAACGGAGCGTACTTACCTGTCCATGTGTACTGGCTCTGTATTGGGGAAGGTACGTTAATGTTAAGGCGTTTTAGGGTGTGCATCTCGTCGATGCCCCAGTTTACTAACACTTCGTTGTCACGAACTTCGGTACTCTTCGGTACTGTTTCAGTGACACGTTTTGGATTGCGTAGCTTTAACAGCAACGCCTTACCATCAATAATCTGCATTTAGTTCTCCTTTCGGGCAACTGCCCGAATTATTTTTTCTTCTTGTAGTTACGTGCGCGGTTCTTGCTTGAACTCTCTATGGTCACGCCATCTTTGTTTTTACCACCTTTGGACAAGGCTTTCTTGTGACTAACATCTTTGCCTTCACGCTTGTCGGCCTTACCATTGCCATTGCGATCTACACCTTCTTTATCAACTTTACGCCGGGCACGCTGACGTTCCATACGTGCCTCAAACGTCTTACTACCTACAGGTGCGTTGACTTGTTTTTTACGTTTCCTCATTAGTTCGCTCCGTTGTGAACACATTCGATTACAGGGCAGTGGCGTCTGCATAACCCGTTGGGTCGTGCGTTCCACATATCTTCGTCTGCCGCAGTCTGCATCTGGGCATACTTACCCAACCATTTTTCCCACAGCTTGCCGCTATCATACTCCATGTAGGTGTCTTTTACCAAGTCATTACACACAACAAAGAATAACCCTGCCCGTACGGTCTTGATCTGTGGGTATTTCGCAAACACGCCCAAGGCCATTAACTCTAACTGACCTTTGTCCGCGTACTTTGCCGACTTGCCTGTCTTGTAGTCCACCACCCACGCGAGATCACCATCAAGTATTACTAGGTCGGCGATACCACGGAACCAAACGTCCTTGGCGTAGAAGTCACAGGCTTCTAGGTTCTCTGTTATACCCAGCTTTATCTCACACAGCTTTTTGCCCTTGCGGTTTTTCAGTGATACTAGTGCTTCTTCAGCAAAGCCAAACTTCTTAGGCACAGGTACGTCTGCACCTACAAAGTCTTCTGCCATCTTGTGAAACGCGGAGCCGTATAAGATAGCCTCAGTCTCCTTGAACGGAAACTCCTTGAGTATCTTCTCATGGTAGAACTGCTTAGGACATTGCTCAAATGCTTTGATCTTACTGAAAGACCATGGCGATACTTTAGTCATTTGCGTCTTTTTCGCATAAATAAATTAAACATTGGGTTAGGTGTTGCCCTGCCTATCTGAATATCAGCGCCCATGTAGTGAGCAGCGCATATAAACGCGCCGTTGGTTACGTACGCACTGTAGTCTTTCTCAACCCAATGTTTTAGTGTGTAGCTACTTTGACGTACATTTATTATTGGTTTGGTACTAAGCACCATATTAGCTCCTATCCATTTGATACACAGACTAACGTGTTCTGGGTCTATGCGACCAGCAAGGGGCACTTCGTCTAGCGATTTTGCAAAACCATTTGGCGTTAGAGTAGGAAGAAACGTCAAGGCTTCAGATAATGCTTTGTGCGAAACTAAATCGTCTAATTGGCCTGCTTCAAAAATATGCTGTCTCACTCACATTCTCCATACGATTTACCCGTGCCACTCTCACAGGTTATAGGTAATCCTTCGGCCCAATCGGGCGTCTGGCTCATGCACTCTTCCATGTACGCTTGTGCTTCGTCTAGTTCTTCGTCACGTACACATGTGATTATTGAATCATGTACAGTTAGCACGGCCTTGTACTTCTTAGCAAGGAGTATCATTTGATGCCCTATGATACAACGTGCAACAGCTTGGCACACGTTCTCGACAACTTTGCCGCCATATATCCGATTCGGACCTTTTCTTGTTCGGTAGGTGTACTCGTAGCCACGTTCGGATTTCTCTGCGGCTAGGCCATGATAGAACATAGGTAGACCAGAAGGTAACATGATAGCATTTTTGCGTGCATCTACTTGTAAGACACCTGACTTACCAAACTGCACACTATCGCCACGGGCCATGTACTGCACCATATTGTTGGCGTCACGCCATAGCTGACTGATAGCCCCATTGGTACTGCGATAGATGTCAATGATACGTCGCGCTTCTTCAAGCTCTATGTATACACCCATACCTTGCAACTGCGCTTGGAACTTGACTGCACCCATGCCGTAGCCAGCACCGAGAATTGTGGTCTTACCCACGAACCTTTGATCCTTGCTCACCCCATCTGATGGCACGTTATAGATACTAGACGCCATGTGCTTATACACGTCGTCACCTTTGGCAAATGCGCTAGTGAGGTCATCTTGCCCTGCCAGCCACGCCAACACACGCGCTTCGATCTGCGAACTGTCACAGTCGATCAGGGAATACCCCTCGGGAGCCACAATGCTACTTTTTAATTTCTTACCGTTCGGGCCACGGCTAGGTAGGTTTTGCAGGTTGATCTTATCATCCCCACCCCATCGTCCAGTGTGCGCCGCATAATATCTTACAGGTACGGGTAACAAGCCACGAGCAGAGATGTCTATGAACCTTTGCGTGCGGGTTTCTTCTAACGTAGATTTTGTGCCGAGGCGTGCCGCTACTAGAGACTGCACCTTCTCGTTCTCGTGAGTGAGCAATGCTTTGAACCCTTCGTCTGACTTGGCAAACGCGAACGTCTCCTTGTCTGTCGTCAGGCTAATCTTCATGGGTGGCTCAACACCAAACCCCTTCAGCAACTCAGCGAACTTAGGGTTAGACATAAGCTCTTTCTTGTCCGTCACACCTGCATCTACTAACAACTTACTCTTACGCTCTTTTATGTCGTCGAGATGTGAGGTTAGTAGGGCGTCGTCCAGCTCTAACGTAGGCTCAGTGTACATACGCAGGGTGAGGTCAATCAACTGTAGCTCTGACTTAGGGAACTTACGTGCCATAATACTAAACAACTTATAGGTTAGGATTACGTCGTTGAT